TAACAAACAACTTAGAGTTTAGATCAATCACAGCCAAGCGTTGGGTAGATTCTACTCAGTGGGATAATGCTGGCGGTGCTCACAGAATTCCAGTAGCTAAAGCAAACAGTGTTTTTAGCAGATACAGCATTTCTGAACTTCATCAAACTCAGTTTAGTCAAGAATTTCAATTAGTTGGCAGCACTGATAGTATTGACTATGTAGCTGGCTTATACTACTTCACTGAAGACGCATATGAAGAAGCAGCTACTCCTTCAACTAATACTTGGAACTCTACTCTAACTGGATATACCATAAATGATCTTACGCCTACTCAACCAGGTAAAAGATTTATAGATAGAGGTAGTAGAGCCACTGCTGTTAGTAGCGCAGTGTTTTCACAGGCTACTTATACCCCTATTAATTTTGAAAGACTACATATAACATTAGGCGGAAGATATACTACAGATGATAAATCAGGCGAGTTGTATCTTTTAAGAAATAACCCATCACCATACTCTTTCATAGAAATTTCTGAAAGATTTAATCCTTTAGCAATCGTTGCGTTTGATGTTACTGATGGTATCAATGCTTATGTGAAATACGCTACTGGTTATCGTTCTGGTGGTGCTAGTTCACGTTCAGCAACTTATCGCTCATTTGGACCTGAAGATAATATTTCATATGAGTTAGGTGTAAAAGCGCAATTAGATCGTGCTAGAATTAACTTTGCTGCTTATACGATGGAAAGAACTGGTAGCCAAGTTGACTTTAGTCAAGTGATATTTGATCCTGTTTCTAAGTCTTCTAGACACACATTAGAAACTATGAATGCTCCAGGAATTACTGAAATTCAAGGGATTGAACTTGATGGAACATTTTTAGTAACTGAAAATTTAGAAGTAACAGCAGCGTATACCTACACAACTACAGCAGTACCTGCTACGATCAATCCGTTTAAGAATACACCTCAACCAGTGTTTATTGTATACACACCTGAAAATGTTTGGAATTTAGGTTTAAATCATACACTAATGCTTAACGAGTTTACCGTAGAAACACACCTAGACGCAAACAAATCTGATCCAGCGTATTCATTTTCTGAATTTGATTTACCTAATGACGGATCATTTATCGTAAATGCAAGCGTATCTATAAATAGCTTTAGATATGCTGAAAGTTTAAGCGTACAGTTGTGGGTAAGAAATATGTTAGATGGTCATTTTGTTTTTAGAAGCGATCCATCAAATGACAATGTGTTAGGTACTTATGGTAACTTTAATGCTCCAAGAACGTTTGGTATTACATTAGGATACGAAATATAATGTTATTTTGGGCCTTGATATTCTTTTCTTTAGGTGATCCTGTAGTTATTATCAACATCATGGAAACTAAAGAACAATGTGAAATTGTTAAAAAAGAATATCGAGGCTCAATGTGTTATTCTTTTAGGTATTATAACAATGTTGAAAAATAAACTTACTATAGTTATACCTTGTAAAAACGAACAAGAGTACATAGCCAACTTACTAAAATCTTTAAACAAGCAGCATTCTATTGAAGATGTTAGAATAATAATAGCTGATTGTTCTACTGATAATACCCGCAATATTATAGAGCAGAGCAAGAGAAATTTAAATGTAGAAATTATTCAAGGTGGTCCTGTATCGGTCGCTAAAAACTCAGGCGCACGATTGGTAACAACACCATATCTATTATTCATAGACAGTGATGTTATATTTTTTAATGATAATGTTATTATAGACACAGTAGAAGAATTGGAAAGAAACAACTTAGATTTAGTAGGGTTAAACATAAAATGTTATGATAACGACTGGATTGCTAAGTTTAGCTTTACTGTATTTAATTTAGTCAATAAAGTATTATCTAAGTTCATACCTTTTGCGGTAGGAGCTTACATGTTAACTAGAACCGATAAGTTTCGTGAGCTAGGTGGATTTCCTGAAAAGTATCCTACATCCGAAGACTTTCATTTGTCTAAGAAGTACGAGGTTAGTAAGTTTAAAATAATGGATCATTATTTCGGTCAAGACAGTAGAAGATTTAAAAAAATGGGATACTTTGGTATGACTTGGTATCTGATAAAAAACTTTATTAACCGTAACAACAAAAAATACTGGGAGAAAATGGATGGAAACAAATACTGGTTATAGATCAGTTTTTATATCTGATTTACATTTAGGTTCCAAACATTGTAACTCAGATAAATTACTTTCATTTTTAGATAATATCAAAACTGAAAAACTATACTTAGTTGGTGATATTGTAGACGGATGGAGATTACAGAAAAAATGGTACTGGCCTCATAAGCATAACAAAATCGTAAAGAAACTAATAAAAATATCTAAGGACATTGAAGTGATTTACATCACAGGCAATCACGATGAATTTTTACGTTCTATACCTAACGTTAGCATTGGTAATGTCCCAGTATATAACAGATACGATCATATTGGTGTAGACGGTAAAAAGTACTTGGTAACGCATGGTGATATGTTTGATCATTTAATGAGAACTCGGTCTGGTCGTTGGGTAATGCGTATGGGTGATGTTGCGTATGACGGGTTAATTTATTTGAACCGGTTTGTAAATGGTATTAGAAAAATGTTTAACATGCAGCCATGGAGTTTAGCCAAATACTTAAAAAGAAAAGCCAAAGTAGCTGCTAGTTATATAGGTGATTTTGAAATAGAAATGATTAGATATTGTGTGAAACAAGGATATGACGGTATTATTTGTGGACATATACATCACGCCACTATCAGAGAGATAAATGGCGTAAAGTATATGAATGACGGTGATTGGTGTGAAAGTTGTACTGCGTTAATAGAGAATAAACTAGGTGAGTTTAGTATTATCCAATACTAAAATCTTCCATACCAGCTACTCTAAGCTTTACTAAGTTACTTAATTGCCATTGTTTAGAGTCCAAACCTTTCATGATGCTAAGATACCGATTTCGCAAAAGAGCCACTGAATTTATCAAAGATTCATAGTCAGTTACTTCATCTTCTCCATCGGTATACTTTTCAGCATCGCGTGAAGTTAATGCACGATTGTATGCTTCTAAATACTTTTGAAAATGCTTTCTTCTTATCTTTCTTAATTGGATATTAAGATAGTTAAGCACAGCTTCTATTTCTTGAAGTTGTGAAAAGTATTGCTCAGTGATGCCAGGTAGTGCGGCAATGCTTCTTTCAACATTGCCTGACACCCTTACTACTTTTCTAGCCTCTACTAGTTCTGCTTCATAATGATCTATAAAGTCAGGTAGTTTAGAAAGGTCATTAGTTACGCGATTATACCAAGTCATCAATAATCATCGTCATTTTCATCATCATAGTCATAGTCTTCGTAACCATCATCTTCTTCATCTTCGTCTTCGTCTACATCACTTACATCATCATGTAAGCCTAAGGCGTTGATAATGTTGCCATCTTTTTTAAATGCTCTTTTCAAGTCTTTGGGGTCAAAGTCATTATCAATCAATACATTTACAAACGTATCTGCTGCTTCAGGTCTATCTGAAGTTGCAAATAATGGCTTCATTGCAGCCCATATTTCAGTAACAAGTTCTAAACTCATATATGCTCCTTTAAGTTTTTGTTATTTAATACGGCTATTTACTCTTCGTCAATTAATTCGACGGGAGTTTCAATTTTTCTATCGTGAAATTCATTCATAACTGTATCTAGACAATTATCATCGTTACGTTCCCATCCTTTGCGAAACTTTTTAATAACTGTTCCATCTATAGTTTTGTATACTAATGAATTACCTTCTTTAGATAATATGCTTTTTGCTTCAAACATATCAGTCAATCCAGAATAGGGACTCATTCCCGTGTCGTATGGGATTTTAACTTGAACGCTTTCAAAAGGCTTAGCATAACGAGTTTTCATGATTTTACATGCGGCTCTAATACCTCTGACTTCGGTGATCTTGTTACCATCTTCGTCTTCTTTTAGTTTTAGCTTTTTCATTGCTACAACAATAGAACTTGCGTAGATAAATCCTTGACCACCAGAAATTTTATCATCTGGGTCAAACATGTCTTGACTTGCGTAAGTATGATTAGTTGCGATCAATCCAACGTTTTGAGAACCAAACATATTTACACAGTTGCGAACTAGTGCTGTAAGTGCTTTGGGCTTACGACCCATATCACCTTTCATATCACCTGCTTCAAACTGATTAACATCAGTAGGGGTCATTAGCATACCAAGTGAGTCAATGATAAACAATACTTTTGGTTTGTTTTCTTCTGGCATTGCTTTGTATGACTTCATGAATTCTGATATAGTTTTAGCTACATCGTCAATCATGGCCATATTAAGTTTTAAAAGTTTACTTTCACTAGTATCCACACCAAGAGCATGAAGCCAAGATTCGTCTAATGCGTTTTCTGAGTCAACTAAGACTACAAAGATTCCTTGTTCTTGTGCGTGACGAACTAAGTTCCCGGAACAAATAAAACTTTTTCCAGCTCCACTTTCGCCTGCAAATACTGTAACTTTACCAAGAGGAACTCCCTTTTTAAAGTCACTAGAAATCAAATAGTTTAAAGCATAGTTTCCAGTACTGATCCAATCAGTAGGATCATTGAAACCAATGCTTAGGCCTTCAATAGATTTAGTAATATCCTTTCTGAATTTAGAAAGGTCAAATGGTTTTGTCATGTATTCTCCAATTTATTTTAACACTCTAATTTTAGCAGGTTGAGCATGATTGTCAAGATATTCAGGACAAGCTTCTGCGATATGGTTTAATTCTGTTTCTAGAGGAAAGTGTTTGAGTAAATCTCTTGCCCTATCTCTAACAGACCCTGGTACCCTAGGTGTTTTACCTGGATCACAAAGTTCTTCCATAAATTTTCTACACTGCTTTAATGCGCGATATCTTTGATCAGGCATTGTCATAATTAATCCTCCTAAAAGATAAGAGGGGATATTACTCCCCTCTTTACAGGATTTTAAACCTGATTACCTTGACGAGCGCGGATCTTAGCTAAGATATCCTGTGCTTTATCACTTGAAACAGCAGGAGCAGTAACTCTTACTGGTTCATCTGGTTCAAAAGGAAGATCATCATCTACACTTGCTGCTGGAGTTGTTGCTGGTGCAGCAGTTGGAGCAGTTGAGCCAGCGGGAGCTTCTAAACCATATGGTCTAAAGTATTGACCCCAACGCTCATTATCAAACGGCATGCCATCAACTGAAGCATCAAACATTTCTTTCATGATCGCAAGTTCTGCTTGTGTTGGCTTCTTGGGCAAGAAGTCTGACAAGTTAAACAAGCCATGTGCGTCAATTGCTGCTTGTTCTACTTCAGTTAGAGCAGTTTCTTTTCTAGCCCAGTTTGAAGTAGAATAATCTGCGTATCCGCCTTTAGAAGTCTTACGAACAACAAAGTCAAGACCGCGAGTAAAGTGAGTTGGCAACTCTTCCATTTCAGGATCCATCAAACCAGTTTTGATGATAGGGATAAGTTGCGGACTGATGATAAATCTACGAATTGGATTCGCAGGAGTAGTATCATCGCCCATTGGATTCTGACGAACAAAACCTTGGAAAAGATAAGAACGCTTTTTCCAGTACTTGTTTGCCATTTCTTTTAATGATTCATCTTTATACCAAGGACGAACTTCTGCTAGAATAGGACAGCTTTCACCGTACATTTCCATACATGGTACTTTTACAGTAACTTGTTTTACATTAGGTTCACCTTTCACACCATTGAAAGAAAGATTGATGATTTGACGTTCTACCCAGAAAAATTCATTCTGTTTGTTACCGTCAGGAAGAAAACGAATAGTAGCTGTAGTACCTTCGCCCATGTTCCAATGGGGATAAATTGCGTTGTCTGATGAATTGGATGATTTTTGTTGCTTGTTTTCTTGCTGAGCAAGTTTTGCTCTGATTTCTGCTAACGAGGGCATGAGTTGGTCTCCTATAATTGCCTTAAGTTGGTCTTTGGGTACTGCTCTTATTCGTTAGATACCTTTATCTAACTAACATAAACAATGATACTTCTTGTCGGTGTTTATGTCAATAGTATTTATACCCAGTAAAAGGAAACCGCACAATAAAGTGCGGTTTTTGAACAACTTATTTACCCTTTTATTTTATTAATTTTTTAATAAAATCTAAGTCTTCTTGACCTTCATCCAGCTTAGATAATATTTCTATTGTTGGTTCACCTAGCTTATTCTTTGGTCCTTTCTTTACGTTGTCCTTACCGTATTTTTTAACAGCTTCATCGTAATCCATGTTGCTGAATTTCCATTTTTTTTCAGCTTCACTTTCTTTATCTTCAACTGATTCACACGCGCCAACCAATTTACCAACAGCGCCTTCTTTGCCTACTTTTTCAGTTGGTCCAAGTTGGCCTACACGCTTTTGATCAGCATCTAAGTCTTCTTCAACTTGATCTTGTTTCAGATTAGTTTTGGCTTTTCTCCAATCTCCGTCTTTGTGTTGTGCTTTTAGTTTAGCTAAAAATGCTTCTGCTTCTTCTTTGGTTCCTTTTGAAGTTGCGAAATATCTGCTTTTATCTACATATTTGTTAAACACTGCGTATGTATCAGGATCTTTAAGTTTCTTGACTATATATGATTCATCTACCTTTTCTATACCTTCAGACATATCACGAGTGCCACGAGCCGACAATTCCTCATTCATATCTCTCAATGCTTCTAATGCTTCTTTTTCTGAATCCATTCCTTCATAACCGCGATCAGCATTATAATGGAAACATCCCCATGATCCATCTTCGTATTCTAGAGGATAAATCTCACCTACTTTTCTGCCTTTTTTAGTTTTTATTACTCTTGCATTAGGGTATATTGTTTTGTTATCTAAATCTTCTTCAACATCACAACTGCCTTCCGCCACACCTTGCTCAACAATCTTATCAGCCCACTCTGCTAACTCAGAAACTTCTTTCACAGTAGTTGTAGCTTTGTTTTTATTCAGTCTAGCTAAGATTGGCATTACTGACTCAATTCTTGGATCAACTGTTTCTTGAACAAACAGTTCATTAATCGTGTTATCACTGTTAGCAACTATACTTTTTAACTGTTGACGATCACTTGAACTATTCAATTCATCTGCGAAATCAATGATTTCTTTTTTCATAACTGAAATATTTGGATTCTTGATTATGTTGCGTAGCCATGATGCATAATGCGGATCATTTCCGATATCTGACTTGTCTAAGAAATCATTTATTTTACTAACAATATCGCCGCCTGTATCATCTTCCATCAGAGCAGGAGTCCACGATTCAAAGTACATGTTGTACCCTCTATGACCGCGTAACTTGCCTAGTGTTTCGCGCAATGATTGGTAATGATTAACACCTTCACTTACTAACTGTTGTGCTGATTCCATGAACTGTTTGTTTTTTGTAGCACGAACAAATCCAGCCATTTTACTGTATTCTTCGCACAGTGCTTTAACGTGATTCCAACGTTCATCATTTGGTACGCCGCCTTCAGCAATATGTCTAGCATACACTTGTGCGATACCTGGACGAGTAGTTGGTGCTAAAAATCTTTCACCATCTTGGTTTTCTAAAAAGATTTTAGCGATATTCCTATAACGCTGCTCGCCTTCTTCAATTTGTCTGTTGTGCTGAAGAATAATTTTAACAGCAGGAATGTTATCGTTGTAGCTGGCTTTTTTGCCCATTGAATGATAACCTTCATTCATCTTTTCTTTCTTTTTCACATAATCTCGTTGTGCCATATCATCACCTAATTCGTCTTTGTTTCGTAATTCAAACGTAAGTTGTTTGTTCATGGACCATTGCTTTAAATGTCTTTTTAATCCAGACCATGAGTCATCATAATCTAATCCAGATGATTTTCCTGACGGGCTTTCTTCTTGTTCGTTGCTGTAATATAAAACAACATTGCTAGCCTCGTCTATTGTAACCCATGCATCACCATAATCTTTACCATCTTTAGTAAAGGTAAAATTAAACACTTCTGCATCTTCGGGTTGAGTGCGCTGATTCTTAGCGTCTTTTGGAACTGGTTTATAACCTCTAGTTCTTAAAAGTCTATAAAGGTCTGTATTAAATGATTCTTGGTCAATTGCCATGGTAGTATCCCTAACTTATATAGTATTTATCTTAGATGTTAACTAATGACAGCAAAGAAAGGTAAGGGCTGAATTACTTCATCGTGGTCTCGGATTTGATTTTCCAAGTCATAATGGTAATCACCCAATTGCTGTAATATTCTAACTATAAGTAAAGAAGACATAACCAAGTCATCGGTATCGCCCACTTTAGCCGCATAACTGCCACCATGTGCTATAAAAGCTTTTAATTCAGAAATCAAACTTCTACTATTAATGTGCATTCTTTTACTTTCTACTAAAGTTTTAAATTTAGCACATGCTGCTAGTTTTGTTTTATTTGTAGTATTAAAACCTTTTCTTTTCTTTCCTGGTTCGCTAATAAAAACACCGGGAATATTTGCTTCACCATATTCATTTAATGATACTAACGCTGCTTCTCCTATTGAATTGTTTTCAATAGAATAGTAAATGTTATTTGGTTCATTTGTTATATCTGCGATATACTTGTTGATTTGTGCTAACAGTTTTATTTGGCTAGGAATATCTGTTTTATTATGTTTCCATTCGCCTATTTGTTTAGTAGTATTTGCTTCAAAAATTTGTATTGCTGCTGGATCACTGCCTGTTCCTAACGATGGGTCTAAAGCAACTGCGTATATCATGCCTTTTTTTGGCTCTTCATACCATCTAACTTGTCCCATTCTGTTAATAGGTTCTATACCAGATAGTTCTATCAATGTGCTGGGATTTATTAATGTTTCGTCTGCGATTAAAAATTCAAGTCCCATTTCTCTGCGAAATCTGTCATCGCCCAACTGCGCTCGCATTTTATCAGCCCAAGCTTGATCGCGTTCTGGGTGTCTGCGCCAATCTGCTTTAAATGCTTTAAATCCGTTCACACCTACATCAGTTGCGTTGCCATATGCGTCTTCACATTTGTTAGCACCTTTCCAAATTAAAGCAAACTGATCTTCGTCACTATTGGGAGTAGAAGTAATAATAGCTTTACCACCAGTTGCTAGTGTTGGTGTAATAGAAGTCCAGAATAATTCTGCAATTGACGGACGAACAAACGCAAATTCATCCAAATAAAGTAATGTGATAGACATACCACGACCTGTGTTTTCAGTCGTAGTTGCTGAAACAATTCTTGAACCGTTTTCAAAGTCTAATGAGCCTTTGTTATAAGTGGTTACTCCTGCTTTAATATGCATAGGACAATTTTCATACGCATATCTAATACGCTGCATGATTTCTTGTGCACCTGCATATTTGTGTGCTGCAATTAAAATAGTAGAGTCTGGTATAAACATTGCATACCATAACAAATATCCCGCAGCGGTCGTAGTTTTACCTAACTGTCTTGATAATAGATTTACCGAGAAACGATGGTTGTGATAGTTTTCAGCTAGTTCTACTTGATAATCCCATGGCTTATATAACATGCTACCTTTAGTAGGATGTTGAATATAAAAGAAATGACTCATGAAATATGCGTAGCCTGTTTGCGGATCGCAACAAGCTATAAAGTCATCAAGTTCTTGCTCAGTAGCAAAGTGAGTTTTTACATATGGATCTTTAACAAAGGTTTGTTGATTTTTCATAATAGTATTTAGTTTGGGTAGGTACTCAATTTACTATTTAATTACACCGGAGTCACAGTAACAATAATACTCGGGCTTGCTGGATATCCAACTATGGCATTTCCTGCTATGGTTGGAAAGCTAAAAACAGTTGCACTAGCTGCGTAGGCTATTTCATAATAGTCGCCTGCGGTTGCGTTGGCAAGAATATTCCAGCTTTGAACTACTTGAAGATTTTGATCTAATGTAATAAAGCCTGCTGTACTAGGAACGGCTGTGCCATTTTTCTTAAACCATATATATGCTGAGGCAGTGGTACCGCCGCCAAGAGCCTTGTCAACTTGTGCGCTGAATTGAATATTGTACAGTCCAGTTTGATTGATGATAATGCGACTATTACTAGCGCCTGTTCCTAACGCTACATTGCTATTTGCGTCGGCGTTGTTGAATGAAAAAAGATATTCAGTGTTGGTACTTGCTACAGTTTGTGAGACATTACTCCAAAATTGTCCAAGTGCTGTAGCACCACTACCCTGAGTAGTCCAACTTAAATTACCAGCACCATCGGTGGTCAACGATTGTCCCGCGCTGCCGCCAGTGATTTTGACATTGGCATTTGAACTTAGATTGCTGATGCCAGATATTGTTATATTGCCGCCACTGATGTTTCCAGTAACATCGATACCGGTACCTGATACAACCACATTTGCAGTACCACCAAATAGATTGCCACCTGAATTGTATTGGATAGCTCCCACCGGTCCAGCTGGTTCTGAATTGCCGGAACCACCACCTATGACTAAAAGGTTCAAGTTGCCATTAGTATTACCAATGTATACATCGTTGTTGTTAAGATTAACTACAATTTCACCGGGACGAGCATTACCATCGTAGTTAGCGATAGTCTCTTCCTGATTGTCTTTCATTATTGTTCTGGTAATACCAGTAATGTTTGCATACGGTGGGGGTGGGTTAGCCATAAAAAAATACTCTTAGTTAAAGTATTTATCTTATACTTCGTATTAATCTTTATCAGTTTCTTCTTGACTTGTTTTGTATTGCCATTCGTCTGAATGAGCTACATTCCACTTAGGTGAAGTTTCTACTTTGTAGTTTTTAGAACATGCTTTGAAATCAGGTGTTTTCTTGTTTTCTAACACCAAACTTGAATCATGCCAAATAATTCTATTGTTTGGCTGTGCAGCAAACTGCCCATTATCTAGTTTTATAATGTTAAAACTTTTATGCTCAGGATCGTGCTCGGAAAAATTTTGATTTAATATATTACGATCTGGATGACATGTATCTATAGTGAAAACATATTCACCGGGATGCATTTTACGATCTTTACCAAAGATTTCACACCTGCTTAACAAAGGTTTTTTAATAACAGTTATATGGTAGTCAAAACAATCCCATAGTTGTAAAGTATCTAAACTAAGATCATAATCCAAATCTGTTTTCCAAACAAAAGCACTAATAGGTAATTTATCATATAAAGCTCCGTATTCAGTAAGCAAGGTTTCAAAATACAAAGCTTTACCTTCTATACTTTTTACTGACACCCAAACTCCCGGAGTGTATTCACCTAAGCCTTTTTCACCATCATAAAGATATTCTTTTCTAACCATAACGGGAATTAAAGGTAAATTGTGAACTAAAAATGCCATTTATCTAATGTCCAGGGGTTTTGACTTAGTAGCTAACACACAGTAATATTTTTCACGTACTGCTTGTGTTTCACCATTCTCTCCACTAGGTACATTCAAGTCAAATTCTAAGTTATTAAACTTGTCAATAGTAAAGCCAGCTCTAATTAATAATGCGGCTAGTTGGTTGTGTCCCAAAATACTATAATGATTTAAGTTCATTTCATGTTTGCGATCACAATCAGGAGCAGGTACTTCAATATAAATCTTGCTACCTTGTTTTAAAACACGATTGTATTCCATTAATGAAAAGATGGGATAGGGTGAATGTTCTAGTGCATGACGTAAGAATATAAAATCTACGCTTTCGTCATAATACCCATCTTGTTGTGGTAAGAATGATAAATCGTATTTCTTTACAGTATGCCCTTTCTTTTCACAAATTTCAATATCACCGGGACTTAAAGTAACTCCTATTGCTTTAGTGTATCCACGAGTTTTCATTTCATCTAAAAAGTATCCAGGACCACAACCCAAATCCAAGATATTAGCATCTTTAGCAAGTTCTAACGGATCAATATAAGTAGTTACTACTTGAGCAGTAAGTT